CGGCAGCATCTTCGAACCTTCGCTGTCCCAGCGATAGCTCGCGATGACCGCAGTGCCCGCATCGACGTTGCCGCCGAACGTCACCGCCACGGCACCCGTGACGTAGTCGATGGTGCCAGCCAGACCGCCAGTGAAGCCGCCGTTGCCGTTGTCGTACGCAGCCGTCGCGACGCCACCGATCACAGCGATGATCTTCACGGAGCCGGGGCGCACGCCACCGCCGTCATGGAACTTCAGCGTGCCGTTGACCGCAGCCGCACCCGCGCCCGTGGCGATGGTTTCGGCGTCGATCACTTCGTTGCTGAAGTTGAAGCCGCTGTCCTGTTTGCCCTTGTTGGCATCGAACAGGCGCTGGCCCGCGACGTACGAACCCTTGCCGGAACCGACGATCCAGTTCCAGTAAACGATGGTGCTCGTGCGGCGGGTCGTCGGCTGCACGGAGACCAGATCGTTGATCGGATTCGTCGGGAAGCCCGCGCGAATGATCGGGAAGAGGTAGTCGCTGAAACCGCCGACGAGAGCGGAGCGGGTCACTTCGTCGATGCGGAAGCGGCCCTTCTCGTCGAGGCGCTTACCGCACTTCTGCGCCATCCAGCGTTTGCAGTTTTCGAGCATGAGCGCCGTCTGCGCGCGGAGCAGATCGTCCTTGATGCGGAGATCGGCGTCGTCGCTTTCGCAGAAGTATTCCTTCCAGCCGCCCTCGCTCTCAGGGAGATCAGCGAGGCGCAGACCAGCCTCGACGATGCCCTGATAGATGCCCTGATCGGAGAGAATCATGTCGTGTCCTTTCAAAAAGTCGTGTACCGGAATGTTGTGCAAATCTTCCTATCACACAGAATCGGCGATTTCTACAGAAATCACTTACGATTTTTGTGTGCCGCTCGACATACGCTGGACAAGCTGCCCAGCCATACGCGCACCCGCGCTAGGATTCACAGACGGGGTGGTAGCGGGTTTGATCGTGCTCTCGCTCTCAACCAGACCCTTCGGCAAGGTCGAGCGGCGAGTCGGCTGCACCGTTTCAGTCACCGGGGCCGGGGCGTGCGGCTTGGCCGCGACAGCCACGGGGAGCAAGGCTTCGGCGAGTTCATTCACGCGATCCACCGACTCCGCACCTTCGAGCAGCGTGCGGTGTTCGGCCAGCGCGGGAACCTGCTTCAGCACTTCCTCGACGGCTTCCTCAATCGGGTTGCCTACGTCTTTGCGGGACAACTGAGCAATCGTGTCAGAAGCAATGTCGAGCCGGGCAGCGAAGGAGTCCTTCTCTGCGACCGCCTCAGCGAGCTTAGTGCGGGCGGCTTCCAGTTCCCGCGTGCGCTCGTTCAGTAGTGCTTCCGTTTCGGTGAGCTTCTTGCGAACCTGCGTCGCTTCATCGACGGCATCGGAGATGCGCGTCTGCATCGACTCCACAACGCGGTTGAACGCCGCAGCCTGCTTCGAGTTCGTTTCTTCGTCGCTGGCGTTGAGCGCCTCGTCGATCTGCGCGCTGACCTTCTGGCTCACCACGACTTCATAGGACTCCCGGAGTTTCTTGTTCAACCAGTCCTGCAATTCGGTGGCGCTTTCCGTAGAAAGTGCCTTCGATTTGGCGAGGCTGTTGACATCCCCGGAAGCCGCAATCAAGTCGGCCACCAGCTTCAGACGCGCGGCTTCGTCAAGACCCTCAATCGCCGCTTCGACCAGACCGCGAACCTTCGCAGTGCAAGCCTTCCCTTCCGTCGTCGTGCCTTCGTTGACCGGAGCGTTGGCGCTTTCGGTCTTCGAATCTTTGGTCGGGGTCGGATAAGCGCCCGGCGTGGAAGGCCGCATCACGGCGTCCCACGTTTCGAGCATGTAGTCCTTGTCCGAAACCATGCCGCTCTCGTCAACGGAACCGTTGCCGCGAGACGACACGCCCCAACGAACCTTTTTCTTCGTGTACTCTTGGAGAATCTTACCCTTCGGCGTGTCGAGCAGTTCCGCATGCCCCCAGACAACGCCGTCTTCCTTCAGCTTCAGGTTGGTGACGACCAGCGCGCCTTCGTTGCCGTCCGTGCGCCCGTCCTTGGGGTGCTCCAAGTGGCCGATCATGCCACGAGCACGCACCGTCTTCATCACCGGGGAGCTTTCGTTAATCAGGCGCTCCCAAATCTTGCGCGGGTACACGCGCTGATTCGCGTTCTTCACGTCCGAACGCTGGAAGGGACCTTCGACGACGTACACGCCGTCCTTGATGACCTTCTCGCCGTCTTTCTCGACCAGTTCCAGATCGTTGATCGACTCGACAATCGTAGCCGAACCGACTGATTCGGTCAGATTGCGGGAGCCGAAGAAGAAGAGAACCTTATCCTTCTGCCGGACATATCCGACTTCGGGAAAGAAGCCACCTTCGACACCTTCACAAATCTTACCGAAGGGCTGGGAGAGTCCCGGCATGATTATTTCCCTCGTTGAAGTTCAGGGCCGGAGCAGCGCGATCCCGCAAACGTTGAAAGATCGCTACCGCACGCTCTTTGCCCGGAACAAAAATCCCTTGTGCTGTACCAAACTCACGAGCCAGATCAATGCACTTGCAGCCCAGTTCGTACTGACCCCAGACCCGGAAGCGCGTCATCACCTTTTGAACGTCGCTGCCCAGTTTGTAACTGGTTTTATCGGCGTCGTCTAGGTGAATCGTGTAACAGTCGTTCGCGCGCTCCCACACTAACACAAAAAACCGACCCGGTAGCTGATCCGGGGGCGGAAGGACCTTCGAAGTCCGCACCCGTGACACTGTGTTAACCGGGCTGCTGCTCACCGTTGCCTTCCTTCTTTACCAGCGGCTTGTCACAATGCGGGCAGTTCTTGGGATAACGACCGGGGTACACTGGCAACGGAAAGCCGCAACATTCACAGTTCGTGCGGTTGCGGCCTTTGTTCAAGGCTTTCAGTACACCCGGTGTCATCCCCTCGTTGACTGCCACGATTTACTTTACTCCCTTGCGTTCACGGCGAGTGAGCCGCCCGAAGTAATGGGAGATCGTCACGCGACCGAAGCTGGGCCGCGTAGCGTTGAGGCGAATGAACTTCTTCGTGGCCAGTTCCAGAGCGAAGGCAACACGCCCGCCCGGCTTCACCACGACGTTTGCAACGCTTGCCCCGTTGACCCGGATGTTGACGCCCGCGTAAGCATCGCCGGGGTTGGGGTACTCGTTGTCGTTCGACTGCTGGACGGAGAAGGTGAAGTCGTCCTTCCCGTGGTTTTCCACAACGCCAGTGATCGGATCGAGTTGTTCCTCGACTGACCCGACCGGAGCATCGGCGTTCGCCCGCTGGCTTCGTTCCAAGATCGCGACCAGCGTGGGGTCACTGGGTGTTTCACCAGTGACCTCGCCGATGGCGAACTCGTGGATTCGCGGGTAGTGCTCGCTCACGGTTCGTTGACCCTCGATTCAGGTTGACACAGTGTTAAGACAGACCGACAGAAGAAATCGTGTCGTTAGATCGACACGATTTCGAGCAGGCTGTCCGGGCGAATCTGAATCTGGCCGCGCACGCCACCGTTGGCGAGCACGCGCACGAAGTTGTCCTGCCCGTCGCGCAGGTTGATCGTGGCTTCCTTGCTCTGCTTGGCCGGAACCGCGAGGTTCGTGACGGCGGTGCCGTTGTTGGCGGCGGTCGTCGCGGCCCACGTGGTGCCGTCCGCGCTGACCTGCACCGACGCGTTGAACGCCTCAACGCCGGGGTTTTCGAGCTTCAGGTCCAGCTTGCCACCCTTGCGGGCACGGAACTTCAGCACTTCGGCCAGCGCGCCAGCCGGGGCACCGAAATCGTAGAGGGCGACCTGAGCAGTCTGAGTCTGGGGCATGTTCTTGAACTCCTTAAAAATGGGGTAACTGGTTCACACACAAAAGACTATCGCGGCAACTGTTCAAATGCAATGGTTTCTACATCACCTTCACGCCGAAAATACTTCGGGGCTTCAACGTTGAGTCCGACAGGCCGCTGAGTCTGAACCCATCCGAAGAAGTCCGGCATTGAAGGTCGATCCTGTTCGCTGTAGCCGGACCACATGGTCGCGACCGATTCAAGCCACTCTTCATCGCGCGCCGCCGCAGCGTTGCCAAGTACGTCGATTGCCAGTGCATCAGCAACCACGCCGTCTTGATCTGTTACCGTTATCACGCCGATGTCGCGAAGTCCGGTGTTGCGCTTGCGATAGGCGTCCACAGGGTCGATGACCGGGCGAGCCTTGACCATAGAAATCCATTCGTCACATTTCTTATACCAACCGCTCCCCAGAACGCTACGGAAAACTTCGAGTTGTTCGAGGTACTTCTCACGATCCACGTCAATGCGCAGGCGAGCCTTCTCAATGGCGGAACGTTCCTCGTCCGTCTCCGGCGCGCTCAAAGAGACAGGAATGTTTTCAGGATGGGCAAGACGCCAGCCCTGATCCCCCGGCACCAGCATCCCGTAGGTGAGGCTGAAACCAAAGTCTCGCCCCCAGTCCCCCGCCCACCAATCAGCGAAAACAAAAATCGTTTGTTCGTCACTGGTCAGGACGAAATCCAGCGGTCGAATCCCGATCTGGTCACGGGACGACGCGAGAACCAAACCACTCATGCAGGCGTCAAGCAATTCCATTCGTTAACCCTTTGAAACGAACACGTCTTCAGGCTTCAAGCCCAGAGGCGAGAAACGAACACCCGAACCCCAAACCTCTTTCACCAGCGCGATGATTTCCTTCGCGTCCGACGCAGACGGCAATACAGCTTTGACCAGATACTCGCGAAGGTCAATGTCATGCCGCAGATTCAACTGGTATGACGAACCCGCAGTGCACTCAGCGTCAGGCTTCTCAGACGTGTTATCAGGAAGCCCGTGTGCCTTCCACGCTTCCGGCGTCACAAGACGCGGGTACGTGGGGTTTCCGTACGAGTCCGACTTGTCGAATATCTCAGCATCGACACGTAGCAAAATGCTGATGTCGAAATACAAATGGTTCACGCGAGCGTTCGGCCCACGACGAATGCAGGTATACAGGCTGTGCCCGCCGCCCTTATTCGGGTCGCTCCCGCTGTGACCGCTGATGATGTTCACACCGTACATCGGCTTTAAAACCATTGCGACCAGAGCGCCGTTGTGGTTGATGATGCTGGTCAAACCTTTTGTGATGCCCGCCCCGTACATCTGGTGGCCGATCCACACAGGCTTCGAGGGCGTCGAATTGAAAAACTTCGACAAAGACTCGCGAGTCCAGCCCAAACGGAAATGACGGTGGAACCCACCCTTTTCTTCCACGCTCCCGTCCGCTTTCGGATGCTTGGAGTACGAACCTTCGATGTCTGACGGCTTAACCATTTTGTTCAGATCGGCGACAGTGACCTTCTTCTTTTCCCCGCCGATGCCGACAGCACTCAACCGGGACGCGACGTAGTTCTTGATGGAACTGAGCGCCTCTTCGACGTTCCCATTTTTATAAGTGGAAAGAATGCTGACGTACGCCGGGTCGCTCGCAAGGGTGCCGTCCACGGTCTTCACGCTATGGGAGACATCACTGTACATGCCAGAGTGAGTCCCTGCGGGCTGAAGAAGCGCAGCCTGCCGCGACCAGTACAAGAACTCGCGGTCCAGCTTCGACGCGGCCTTCATGTCGATCCCAGTCGCTTCCATAAACGCCTTGAGCATCAACGCCACAGTTGCAGGCGAAGGCTCACCGGGGATCACGCCGAACGCCTGACCAGCGTAGCCGGGAGTTACACCGGGCGGCATGAAGTAAATACGCGCGCCGGGGACGCTGGGAACCTCAATGTGGTACTGATACCCAGACGAGAAACCCTGCGCGTCAAAGCTGGTATCGAACTCCTGTACACTGATCATGTTGCCAACGATGTTCGTGTTCAGCTTTTTGGGCGACATCTGCTTCAGCACCTTCACCGCTGAAGACGTAGGCGGTTCTTCATCAGTGCCTTTCGGTGCCTCGTACTTGAACTGATGAATGATGTCGGCCTTCTGGCCCAGCAAGTTCTTCGCGTTCGCCACGAGATCGAGGATGTTCTCAGCGTACTGAATGTACAGATTCGCCATCTGATTGACGACTTCGTTGGGATACCCAGCGGTCTTTCCGGGCTTGCTGGTATTTTTCTCAAGTTCCTTGAGCACCGGGATCAACTCTTTAACAGGGTCGATCTTCTCCGGCTTGAAAAGCCCGTCCGGCGTGTTGAACAAATGGTAATTAACGTGGCCGATGCCCGCGCGGAGCTTCTTCCAATAGCCCTCAGTCTCGTCGATGGAGAGCGGCTGCGGACCTTCGGTAGACTGAACCGTCTTAGAAACGTCGTCAAGACGCGAGACCGCTGCCTTTGCAGCCGGAGCGGCGACGCGGAAGTGGATCATCGTCCCGACACCAGACTTACCGTAAATGACGCGGCGAATCATCACGTCCTGATTCTCAATAGCGTCCCGGTCGATCTTTAACGTCTTCCCCATCCACGCCAGTTCGTTCGTTTCCGCGATCACCTTCTGCTCGCGCTCGTTCAGGTACATCTCTTCAGCCGACACGTCGAAAGCCGGAGCTTCGGGAGCGCCTGTCTTTTTAGCCTTTTTCGGCTGCAAGACGGTCGCCGAAATAGTGACAGCGCCGAACGTCGGCCACGTCCAGTCGTCGCCGCGCATCTTGGCGAGCTTCTCCATCACCGTCGTCCAGTTCTTCAGGTAGTCGTCGCGGCGCTTCTTCAGTGCCTCAATCAGCGTGTTGGTCTGGGTCGTGTACCCAGCACCTTCAGCCATAGACTCGACGATGCTTTCCAACTGCGTATTCGTGATCTTCTGGACCTTGTCGATTGCGAGCTTCATCGCCTTGAAAGCGCCGGGCGCGATCTCGACTTCCTTCTTCGCCCACGCGATCAGCAACGCCTTGGCGACAGGCTGGCCGAAGTTGCCCGGAGCCTTCCACGTCGGGTCGAGGCTTTCCTTCGTGCCCTTCAGGATGAACTTAAACGCCTGACCCAGATCAATCTCCACCAGCTTACCGCTGGCGTCGCGCATCCAGTTGCCTGCGTGACCGTCGTGGTTGCCGATGAACATATCGACGGTGTGCTGCGACAGGACTTCGGCCATGTCTTCAGCGGAGAAGTGTACGTAGTCGCCATCGGCCAGCGGCGAGGCACCTTCGATGATCGGCTGAAGCGAGCCAGTCTTTCCGTCCAGCGTCAGAACGCCGACCGGGACGGTGTTCGCCTTGACCAGCGCCGCGAACTTGGACGCAGCTTCGTCCGTGTACGCGCGGAAGTCACCCTCGCCGGACAGGCCCATCTTGAAAAACCACTTCGACCCGTTAGGGCCTTGCAGAATCATGTTGGGCTTGGAGCCACCGCCCATCGACTTCCCGGTCTTCTGGAACTGCGACGGGTCCGGCTTGGCGACGATATCCTTCACGAACACTGAATCGTACGTGATCGGTTCAGCCTTCACCGGGGCGGCGGGCTTGGGGAATGCCGTAGGCGCGGTCGGGGTCGGAGTCGTGTACACGGGCGGCGACGGCGGCTTTAACACAGTGTCAACCGACTTCGTGCCCGCCGCCTTGCCCTTCTTCTGCGTGAGCGCCATGCGCTTCTTCAGACAGCCGATCACCGCGTCGTACTGGAACTTGGACGCAACGCCCGGCACGAACAAAGAGCAGATGTCCTGAAGGATCGTGTACGACGCCACGGCGTAGTACGGCACCCCGGCTTCCTTCAGCCACTTCTCTTTGAACTCCTTCATCTTCACGCCGACCGCATCGAGATTGCCGCCGTTGGCGTACACCATCTGGATGATCTTATTGGTCGCCGGGTCCGGGTGCGTGAACCACGGCTCCGTCGCGGCAAAGTGCGAAGCGCCGCCAGCGTCCGGCTTGTACTTCTTGAGCGCAGCCTGATCGCCTGCGTGAATTTCAGGCATACCTTGAATGTCGAACGAAAGCTGCAACGAGAGCATCCCGCCGTCGTTCAGTAGTAGGGTCAGATGACCCATCGCCATGAACGAATCCCCGTCCGGCGTCTGGAACACCGTGCCGTACTGCGGGCCACCGACCGCTGCCTTCGCGGCATCGAACTTGACCGGAGTCACACCCTTCTCGTCAGCGTGACTCTTGATCGCGCTCACCATGTCGGTCGTGACCGGGAAGGGCAGCTTCTTGAACAACTGCTCCCACAGATCGTCTTCCGCCGTGTCGGCTTTGATCGTAGTAGCGACAGACTTGTGCACGACCGGGTGGAATTCCTCGCCCGCGTACAGCGTTTCAATGTTCGCGTGCTGGCCGGGATTGTACGTCACCTTGGTGAGATCAATGCGCAGGAACTGCTTCAACGTTTTCTTCTGCCAGCGACCGATCATCGACACGTACGTAACCTTGACGCCAGAGACGTTCGTCGATTCGCGGAAGGTATAGCCCTCAACGAAGAAGGGGTCTTCGGTTCCGATGTTAGGCGACATCACGAGCACACCGGGCGGCGGATAACCCATGTTCACGGACGGGGTCGCATCCTTCCACTGCCACTCATGGCAGTTCCCCAGTTCCTGAAGCAGCTTTCCGATCCACGCCTCAGCGTCAGCCTTGGGGAAGTAGTCGATCTGCGACTTGTTCTGTTTCGTGAACTTCGGCTCGTGCATGTGCAGCACGCCCGGCTTGAAGAGAACCGGACCTTCATCAGACGGTGACACAGTGTCAACCGTGTTCGTCACCTGCGCGGGCGCATCGGCTTTATCAACCGCGTTATGGTTCGGCGTACCGTTCGCCAGAATCCACTTCTTCACGTCGAGCAGGATTTTCTTGTCGCGTTCCTGCAAGTCCTTCGCCCAACTCTCGTCGATCACGTCGGCAGAGAGCGACAGCGGCTTATACGCCACCGCGTCGGTTTCCTTCCCGGCCTTATAAGCGTTGCCGCCGATGACATGCCCGATGAACATGCGGGTCACAGACGAGTTGCCTTTGTAGTCGCCAAGATACGCGACGGGCTTGATCGCCAGACCCGTCTCTTCCCAGCACTCGCGGACAGCCGCCTTCTCGATGGACTCACCCTTCTCGACGGTGCCCTTCGGGAACGTGAGCTTATACCCGCCGTATTCGTTCATCGGATGAACCATAACGGCCAGATGCGCCGGGACGAGCTTCGACAGGTTGCCGTCCGACACCATTGAGCCAGACGGAATGATCGCGACGATGCCCGCCGACAAGTGCCTGCTGCCCAGATCGTCACCGATAGTCGGCTGCTTAACCGCCGTGGGATCATCCCAGCCTTCCGGGAGCGTCGAGGGAATTTGAGGGGCATCCTTCATGTAAACGGTGAGCGCACCATCCCCCGCGCCCTTACCCTGCACGAACTCGCCCGTCGAGAAGTTGCAGACCGTGCCGTGCTGATACGCGATCTCGTAGTACATGCCAAGCTGATCGAACGTCTCAGTAACGGAAGTGGCTCCCGTGGGAGCCTTGGACAGAATCGCGCGGGGAGTCTTAGACCCTTCATGCTCGAACCACGCCTGCAACTTGTACTTCTCACCCGTGTTCTTGTTCGTCAGGTTCGTGCCGACATAAAACGCCGCGCCTTTCGGCGATGGGATGAACGTGACGCCGAACTCTTTGGCGTACGTCTTCGCCCAGTCCGACAGCTTGTAATTCAGCTTCGGGAACTTGAACGTGTCGGCGTCGGGCTTCGGGACCAGCGCCACGATCACAGCCGGATCGCTGTGCAGCTTGGGGCCGTAGCTCTTGTTGCCTTCCTTCGTGGTCTTGAAGTTCAGCGCGCCCGTTTCGGTCTTGATGATGTACTGCGGAACGCCCGTGGGGCTGAACGAGTACCCGATGATCGTCCGCTGCTTGGACGACTCTTTGCCGTACGCGAGCACGTCACCCAAGTCCCACATGAACTCTTTGTTTTCAGACTTCGTGGCCGGGGTGTTGCCGATCTTGTCCAGCTTGCTGATCGCTTCCGGGGTGCCGCACATTTCCGGCTTCGCTTCCACGTCCGGCGTGTCGAGCGCGTCTTCAGCGCCCGGCTCCGGCTTCAGCGCAGTCGGGTTATAACTCGACACCGGAGCGGCCTGCTCGAAAGTGTCGGCAGCAATCGTGATAAACAAAGGCCACGTAGCAGGCTTATTCAGGATCGTGCCGCTGACCAGATGACCGATGACCGGGACGATCTTCGAATTCCACGAAGCCGCGCCGACAAACGTCCCCACACCCACGTACGTCTCGACCGCCTCGCCTTCCTTGACCTTCCACGTGTCCGGGTATTTCGAGAGAGGCAGAGGATGCGTCGGGCCGGACGCGGTGGCGTGTTTGTACGCATGGACAGGCGTACCGTCCCAGCCACCGACAACGGTGTAGTTCGCGTGCGCGAAATCCTTTTCGACGTGCGTGGGACCGCCTGCCTTGGAACTCGAAGGCGTGAGCAACTGCATGGCGTAATTTTCGGACGATTTGCCGACGACCAGATACTTGTTCAGCGCCAGTTCGTACTGAAGAATGTCGCCGACCGCGAACTTATCCGGTTCAGGTTCGGACGAAGGCTCCGGCTGTGTCGGTTCAGCCGGAGTGCCGTCAGCGTTATCCGTGTAAGCGGCCTTCGTGTCGGCGTACTTGATGACGCCGCGCTCGATCACCTTCGCCACCGTTTCGTCAGACAACCAGTTCAGGTCGCCGTCGTCCGTGCGGAAAAGGATGATCGTGTCGTCGAGAACTTCCGTAGTTTTCTCACCCGTCTCTTCGTCCGTCAACTCCACTTCCACGTTCGGGATTTGGAACGCGCGCAGGATGCGGAAGAAGGAACCAGCGTCGGCACCCTTGACCTTCTGGACCATCGTGTTCGACGCGAGCGGCGCACCCAGAAACTTCGCCGCAGCCGCGCCCGTGAGCGTCTGGGTCAGCGGGACGCCGACGAACTGATCGAAGTGACCGCCGAACTCGTCGAACAAAAAGTCTTCGATCTCCGTGCTGGTCGGGACCGCCAGCATTTCAGCCTTGTCCTTCGGCAGCGACAAAAGCGACGGCGCAGGCTTCGACGGTTCCTGAATGGTCGGCGTCGGGTCCTGCTTGACCGTGGGAGCCGGGGGCGCAGCGGGCGTGGCATCGTCGTCGTACTTCGTGCCCGGCATGGAGTAGTGCGCCTGCACCACCTTCACCGTGCCGTCGTTCAGGTAAGCCCAAAGCGCGTTGTCTTCCAGCGACTCGAACTCAGCGTTGTTCTTTTTCTTCAAGATGAAGTACGTGGAGTTGCCGATCTTCCACGCACCCAGAATCACATACTCGCCCGTGGTCTTGTGCTTCAGCAGGGAATACACGCCAATCGGCGTGCCCTTCGACGCGGCGAGCGCAGCCGACTGCGTGTCGGCGACCTTCACCGGGACGGGCGTGACCAGCGTCGCGTTGAAGTTTTTACCGATGAAGTTGGCGACCTGCTCCTTCTGAATCTTGTCGGAGAGCGTCTGCTGTAGTTTGACACCCTCAGCCGGGAGCGGGTCTTCCTTCACGAACTGCTCGAAGTACGGACGGATGTCGTGATCGAGCGGGATGTTGTCGAGAATGTGCTGCCAGTTCGCCTTATTCCAGTCGGCGTTGAAGACGTGAAAGAGCGAACCCGCGAGCTTGTGCTGCGCCGTCCAGCGCCGCGCGCGGCCCAGCATCTTCTTCGTCGCAGGGCCGAAGATCGGCTTGCCCAGCCAGACCTTGAGCAGCGTTTGCAGAATCTCGAAGTCGATCCCGGCGAACTGCTTGTCGTTGATCGGGTCGTGGAAGTGCTTGCCTTCCGGGTGAAAGTACATGATCGCCGTTGACACAATGTCATTGTACACCGTGTACGACTTGATCTTGTCGTCCGACAGCGGCGGCTTCACGCTGATCTTATTGTAGTCCGCGAGCAGTTCAGCCTTCTCGACAGCGAGAATGAAGTACGCCACGAACGGTGCCCAGACCATCTTCGCAGCCTGCACGGGCGACAGGTTGCCAACCTTCGGGAACAACGCTTCGTCGAGACGATGCTCCGGGGCGATGCTGAAGTTCAGTTCCGCCAAGTCCTGATGGGCGGCGATCCGGTATTCGTCGTCTTCGATCATCAGCGCCTTGACGACTTCGCTGAACGGGTTGGGCGTGTGATAGCGGCGGTAAATTGCGTTGCCGACCGCTTCCGCAGCCGGGCCGAACGCCTGCCGCAGTTCCAGAATGAACCCGGTCGCGCGCTGGTAATCTTCGACAAACTTCGCGGCCTTGCTGGGCGTGAGGTTGAACTCAAAGCGCCACGCGCCCAGAGACAGGCGCGGGTAAACCTCTTCAGGCGGGAGCACGAACAATTCGAGCAGCGGGTCTTCGAGCAGCAGCCCGTCCTTCACCGCTTTGTTGTAGTGTTCGGCGACCCACGCCTTACCCGACTCAGCGCCGTACATGAGCCACGAGCGGAGCAGCGCGGAGTCTTCTTCCGTCCGCAACTGCATCGTCTCGTCGAGCACGGCCTTGGAGTTGACGGTGAAGAACCGCTGCATGCGGGCGATGGTGTCGAGCAAAGCCACGCCAGCGACCAGCGCCTCAGCGACCGACATCCCCACGGTGTCCGGGAGCGGTGACTTGGCATGCAGGTTGAGTGCGCGTGCAGCAGACTTTTTGACCGATTCAGGAACGGTATAAGCGAGCGGCATGTTAAGCCCTTTAACACAATGTCAATGCGTGCGGTGCCTGACGGCGACCGCCGCATTATCTCAGGGAAGGTGTAGCGCGTCAATGCTCAAGACTTAGTTAGCTTCTTCCAGTCGCAGCCGACGCCGTGGACCTGTTCGGCCCACCGCTTACGGATCGTATCGACGTGGAAAAGATCGAGTTCGCAGGCCATGCAGACCCGGCCCGTTTCCTCGCAGACGGCGAGCGTAGTGCCGGAACCGCCGAACGGTTCAATCACCACGTCGTCCTGCTTCGAGCAGTCCAGCACGAGCGCCTTAATCAGATCGGTGGGCTTCTGGGTCGGGTGCAGATCGTTCGTCTTGGGCTTCGGGAACTCCAAGACGTTCGTGCGCGGCGTCTCCGGGTTGGCCGGGACGACGCCGCTCTTGTACCCGTACAGGCAAGGCTCGTACTGGTGGTGATAATCGCCCCGGCTGAGGGTGAAGCGGTCCTTCGCCCAGATCAGCCAGCGGTGGATCACGCCGCCATTCTCACCCCACGCGCGCGAGAGCGCGGGGATTTCCTTTGAGGCCATGAACACATAGCAGGGGCCGTCCGTGTACTTCAGAATGACGCCCGTGATGTCCGACAGGAACTTGACCCACGCCTCGCCCTTGAGGTTGTCGTTCTCGATGGACTCCCCGTCCGACGTTTCATAAGCCACGCCGTACGGCGGATCAGTGACGCACGCCGCAGCCTTCGTCTTGCCCAGCAGTAGTGGTATGCCGACTTCACAGGGGCCGGAGAACAAGCGGTGCTTCCCCAGCTTGTAAACCTTGTTCGGTTTGGACGCGGGAGTCGGCGGGGTCGTCGGCAACTCGCTGGACGCCTCGCTTTTCTTGGCCGACGCCTTCGCCATTTTCTCAGCTTCGCGGCGAATCTCGTCGGTCAGATCGTTGAACCGCATCTGCTCCGGCTTGGGCAGAGCAACCGAAATCGTTTCGAGCGACGGCAGCGCCTTCTCGATGTCCCACGAACCCTGAATCGCCGGGTTGTTCATGGTGATGTTCGCCATTTTCTCAAGGGCTTCGTCGAGCGACACGCAGGCACAGTCCGCGTGCGTGATCCCTTCGGCCTTCATGGCGGCGACGCGCTGATGCCCGGAGACCAGCCGCTTCTTCCCGTCCGCGATGTTGACGACAGGCATCTCCAACATGCCCAGTTCGGACAGGGACTCCCGTAGTCCGGCGAAGGCTGAGTCCGTGATCCCGCGCGGGTTGTATTCCGCCCCTTCGAGATCGGACAGCCGGAACTTACGGATGATCGGTTTGGCGAGAGTCTGACTCATGGTTTATAGCTCCGGCGTCGCTGACTTCCAGTTGGCCTGTGCCCCGTGTACGAACTTCGCCCAGCGTTGCCGGACGGTATCTGCGTCGCGCGGCGTGCACGCATAACCCATCAAGCGCCGCCCGGTCTTTTCCGCCGCGATCAGAGACGCCCCGCGCCCCACGTCGATGTCGAGCACCGGAGCGCCTGCCTTGCTCGAATTGAGCAGGCAGCGCACGATCAGTTCGACAGGTAACTCCGACTTCTGCGCGCGCTTGAGTTTGAAGACGTTGCCCTGATCGCGAGCACCGCAGAAATAGTGCGCCGCCGATTCCCGCCAGCCGTACAGCACGGGGATCGCGACTTCCTTGTACGCCTCGTCGTTAGGCTTCGCGTTCGGCGAGAACCAGATCAGCGTATTGGACCAGTGACCGCCCAACTCCACGAAGCGCCCCTGTAGCAGCGGGAGCGTTTGGAAGTTGGACGCAATGTAAATGGGGCCGTTCGTGTTCGCGATCAGGTGCGACACATACGTATCCACGTACGTCTGGCTGACATCTTTCGACTTCTGCCCGGCCACGAACGAGAACGCCGCGTCGGCCACGTCAATGCCGAACCCGCTGAGTGAACCTTTGCCTTCGATTTTGCCGCAATACAGGACATGAGTGCCCAGCTTGTAGAACGTGCCCAGTTTGGACACCGCCGCTGCCCGGCCCACGCTTGGCTCGTCGTCTTCATCGCACTGGCCTTCCTTTTCCACGTCGTCCACGCCAGCCGTGGGCTTCGTGCTTTTGGTGATCTGCTTCACGAGCGAGTCGAAACGGAGATCGTCCCAGAGGGACGGATGAATGTCCGACCGAAACTTCACGGACTGCTCGATCTGAGCCAGTAGTGCCTTCGTCAGTTCCGGGATGAACGTGCCCTGAATGGCACGGTTGTTCAGGGTGAAGTTGGCTTTCTTCTCAATCGCGTCGTCGAACTCGACCACGATGCACTCGACTTCGGTTTCACCCTTGTCCTGAAGCACGCGCATACGCTGGTGCCCGCCAACGATGCGGTACGTCCCATCGCTGCGTTTGTTGACCACCGGGAAGGCGAGCAGACCGAATTGTTCAAGGGACCGCTGCAAGCCGTTCAAGGCTTCAGCGGTAATAACCCGTGCGTTGTACTCAGCGGGTTCGATGTCGGCGATCTTCAGCCGGACGATGTTCGCCGACGCGTACTTCTCAGCAGTTTTCTTTGCCACGATCCGGCCCTTTCGATGTAAAGGGGAGCGGTTGCGTTTTAGATTTCGAAGACTTCAATCAGGCGCAACTCTTCCTTCGTCCAGTCGATCTTTTTCTCGCCGTGGTACGGGCGCGCGAGCTTGTTGCGTAGCAGGTACTCGCCCAGCGTCTCGACATGGCCCGCAGTCTGCTCGCGGAAGTCGCCGACCAGACGGCCAAACTTTTCTTCCCACTCGTACGAGAGGAACATGATCTGCTTGTTGCTGTCCTGTAGTTTCTTGAACCACAGTTCGACAGCCTTCTTCACCTTGAGGCCGCACGCCTTCTCCATTTCGGAGACGCCGCGCGATTCGGGAGTGTCCAGCCCGGCCAGACGCACGCCGGACTCGCTGTACACCTTGCGCCCATGATCGAACATCACGTCCATCGAATCGCCGTCGATGACCCGGCAAGTCTTGACCGTGATCGTGATTAACTTGTTCGTCGGCATGGCGAACCCCCTTGGATGACTTATTTCTATCCGGGCGGCTGTTAGTCGGCAAGCCCAGCCGTCATTTTACTGCGGCAATTCTGGGCGAACTCGTTGGCAGCGGCGAGCGTGACAGGATCAACCAGATCAGGGTAGTGGTACGCGAGCCACGCATCGAATGACTCAATGTCATCATCCGTGCTTTCCAGCCATTCCGCAATCGCAGCCTTCAGCGCGTCGATGTTTTCCGGCTCGCCGTCCAGCGACTCAGCCACGCGCGAGGCTTCCGCGTACGGCTCCACAGAGACGACCTTGATGACAGCCGGATTGAAGACCACCACATGCGTCGCGCCGCCGCGCTTGGCGGGGTCCGGGATCGCAGCGTCGTACCCCAGCGCCACGACTTCCTTCAGGAACGCGGCCTCGTCACCCTTGTAAAAGTCGTACCAAACCTGCTGAAACGCATCCTGCGGATTCTTCGTGTACTGAAGGATGCCGGAGAGCGCCTTTGAGAACGCGGTGTCTTTGTCTTCGTCCCAGTTCAGCAGCTTGTCGTCGAGGTTCGGAGCCTTCCGTAGCAGCGCCTCGATGTCCTTGGCGTTGACCTTCCCCTTGAGCGGCACGAGCTTGCGCGCCGTCACCTTCACCGCATGGAGATACCCATTCGGGTTCGCGTACGCGAGCGCGTCCTTGCGCGAGTTGGTGAAGTAAAAGCCCGGACCTTCCTGATCGTTGCCCTTGCCGACCCGCGCCAGATCGAAGCTGGTGAGCTTTTCCTTACTGCCGTGGTACAGCGTGACCGGGACGCGCATCGCCGCTTCGTCCAGCGATTCGTTCTTCTTTTTGTGCTGCGCCTTCTTCGAAGCGAGGATGTTGTCCAGCCACGAGAAATCAATCGGCGACTTGCTGCCGCCTTGATCGTTTGACGGCGGCTGCGGCTTCTCGAACTCAGACGGGACATCCTTGTAAGACGACGCGGGCTTGTACAGACCCTTGCCCGTAGTCGGCTTCTTCGGAATGGAGTGGCCCGGCATGTTGGACGGCGTGGGCGTCGGTTCGGGCGGGAAGATCGTGGCGGGCGGCGGCTCCGGCTTCGGCCATTCCTTCGGGTTCACGCCCGGCTCGCCCATC